CAATTTATCTGGATCAGCAATAGGAGCAACAACACGAGCAGGCGCGGGGCCAAATAACACTACCACAGGGACATGTAATGCACCTGCAAGATGAGATGGAAAGGAATCAATAACTACTGCTGCTTTTGCGTTCTGCATAACATAGGAAGTCTGATTAAAGGTTAATCCTCGATAATCCAATGCTCCTTCACATACCATATCTGTCTTTGCTCCGATCTGAACTACAGGCATCTTTAATCCTTTAATGACATGACTCATCAATTCATAAGTACGAAACTTACTGTCTCCTCCTGTAGAATGCACCACTACATACGGGCCATCAGGAAGATTAACACCTTCAGCATCACACCATATAAAGAAATCATCTGGTTTGACCCCACAAAAATAAGGATACATGTCAGCCAGTTTCACATCCAAAGAATTGAATCCACCGAGAAGGATATGCTCACCGTGAGGAGAATAAACTATCTCATAATCCTTTATTTTATCTTCATTCCAATCAATCACTTCATCAATGTAAGGATTGTTATAAAGGATGTCTTTGAATATATGTTGAGTCATATAAATCAATTTCTTACCGGGATTCTTCTCTTTGATTCCTTTAAAGCATCTGGTGGTCATCAATATATCACCGGCAGAACTATGTTGGACGAACAAAACGTCCTTCTTCTTTTTTGGAACAGCATAAACCGTTTGTCTTCCTAACACAACATTTACATCAGACGGTTTATCAAGTAAATTCTGGATAAAACTGTGTTTTGCTATTTTCATCCTGTCTGTTTCAACATGAAAAGCAAATTCCATCTGATCGATCAATTCAGAAAGATTACAGGAATTGGATTCAATCCACGTATTCCCTCCATCAGACTGAACTGGAATATAGTTGAGATCAGTCATGCCAACCAGATGCACACCCAACGCTTTATAAAAATCCTTATGTGCTGTAGAATCAGATATTACACACTTTGTTCCACAAGCCAGTGCTTGAATAACTGTCCATGACAAACCTTCCTGCATAGAACAGTTTACAAGACAATCGATTGAATTATATATTTTCGGCATTGAAGAATAAGGATAATATGTATTTTGAGGTCTGGAAAGAACATCCCCGGTTTTCAAACCGCAGTCAAGGGCATACTGTTTTAAATTAAACACGCCCTGAAGCTCTGTATGAAGATATAAGACCGAAGGCTTGTCTATGTACCCCCTGACCTGTGAAAATGCCTTGATGAGCCTCTGAGGGTCTTTTCTGATCTGATTTACACCGATAAACCCGAAGATAAAAGTGTCGTCTGTGACAGTCGGAAAAACTTCATGCCGAATATTCATCCTTTCTTCATGTTCAAAAGGACGAAAAATCTCTTTCATAAATAAAGGAGGTCCAAAATATTCAACATTCGGACAATGATTCTTGAGCATATTTAATCCATAAATGGAATAAACCAATGGCACATCAACCATATTGATAAGAGTTATCCAATCCACACGGATATCAATCAGATCATATGGAAACAACCATATCCATTTAAAATTCTTTTGGGATTTAATCTTTTGAATCTGAGACATGATGGAACCATACCGCCAGATATCAATACCAACCATGAATAAATAGTCAATATCATTGCTGGACAGAATTTTGAGAAGTTTGTTGCTTCCCCACATGTCACCAGATTTGATATCTTCAGAGGGAATGATTTGAAAGGGAGTTTCTTGGAAGAGACCTAAATTTGATACTGCATCTGATCCGGCTACGAAACAGGTTACTTTGTACTTTTCGAGGTTGACTTGATCGAGGATGGAGGACATCATCAACGAGTTCCCGGTAAAACCAAAAGGATTCTCGCCTACAAACAGAATGTTTTTCATTTTTGAATTCCTTTAAAAGGATTGAGGTTTAACGTGTATCTTCTTGCAACACTGCTACATCGACAGAATCGAATCTTCTATGGAATACTGCTTCAACACGATAATATTCACCAGAAGTAGCTTGATATCTATCCAATTCTTTTATTCCATAAGAATTTGGAATGTAAAGTTCATGTTTAACTTCAGGAACAGCACCTAACGGAGCTTCAGGAAGATCAGAATTGCCGTAGATACCTTCTGTCTGAAGAGCATAAGCATTTGTTCTTATCGGTTGCCATTGAGGATTCTTTCTCATGGTTGTTCTATCCCATGTAGATTCCCCGGATAATCTTAAAATCTCTCCACTCACATTACATTTATAAAGAACAACATCGTTCTTGATTACTTCATCTTCAAACAATACAGGAGTAGCATTCATCAACATATATTTGTTTCCTGTGGAAACAAACTTAATTACATCACCTGCTCTTGATTGTGTGTCGTATGCTGTTTCAGCTTCCAGAAAGAATTCACGAATGAAAGGTTTTGTTGCTTGGCTATTTGCTTTATAGAGGACATGTTCACCTTCTATAGTCGTATCTGTTCCATCTCTATTATCTTTATAAAGATCGATAGACACTCCAATTTCAGTGATTGCTTCTTTCAGATCAGGGCCAATAGTCATTTTATTCGTCGTAGGATGAGGTTACTTGGTTGTCAGTAAAGAAGGTTGTGTCTTCCCCTATTTCATCATAGGAAAAACCAGCATCAATCTTTGTACCAAACAACAGGTAAGAATCTCCAGTCATGAATTCTTCTGGACTCGTTTCTTGTACTTCTTTAAAATCTGAATCCATTTGTTTGGTCAAGGCTAAATAGTGATCAAATCGTTGGTTCAGACTAATTCCTTCGTACTTGAACTTATGTGCGGATTCTGACAGGAGATAAAAAAAGAGATGTCGTTTTGCTCTATTTTTTATCCAGAGAATCTGAAAATCATCAGTAACCGGAAAACTCCATCCGGTTTCTCTGGAAGCATCGTCACAAGCATTTGAATAATCATCATCAGTCAAATAATTACTCAATCCTCTGACTTCAGTAGGAAGCAATTCCAACATCTCATCTCTTGTCATTTTTTCGCCCGTTTCTTGACTGTCTTTTTAGGTTCCTCTACTTCGATCAATTGAACTGCTTTATGAACCTTCACAGTAGAGGAACCGTTATCAATCTCGGTTTGAATGTCTATCGGATATGGAGGAGTAAACTCACTTCCAACCGTATAGACATTCGCTCCAGCTTTCAATGTCTTCAAAATCGTGCAATATTCGGTACTCATCCGATTGATCCTCCGTTATTGATTAACCATCGACATCAAGGATGTAGATTGCATCTCTTTGATACAGAACAGGAAGTCCTTTATCCTGGACACGGATATAAGTTCCCTCCGGGTCCCAAACATCATGGGTATCAATTTTCATTCCATACTGACGGTTCAGAGCAAAAGGCGCTCTCATAAACTCAGCAATCGGCTGTCCTTCAACTGTGGTAGCCATCATGACGAATTTACCAGTGGGGATGTAGTTTTTACGGACAAAACAATAATCCTCACCAGCTTTAAAGGAAGCGGTCGGAGCAGAAGCTACGGTCACAGTATTGGTTTCAACAGCAACAGCAGAAATAGTTTCATCTTCATAAGTACCTGCTGATACATCCACGAAACGAAGAGTGTCGCCAACTTCGAAGTCTGAAACATCTTCCATAACGATTGCAGTTGTGGAACCACCAGTCACACCAGAAACCAAATAGGAACGAACTTCATATTTCTCATCATAAATAATGAGATTTTTGATGTCAAGCAATCCTGCCAGAACATTAGGATTGACACCAATCAGACTGTTCTTTTTGCCTTTGAAAAGATCACCTTCACCAAAAGCTGATTTATGCAGGAGAGTCAGAAGAGCAGAGTCTCTTGCAATGTATTTCAGAGTAGTGGTATTGCAAATACAAACATCCACCAATCCACCACAATCATCTGAGATCAAGGTTTTACCATCAATGATGTCACCGATAATGTCCTTGGTAGAACCAGCAGGCCACCGATAGTTCGTGGCCAAAGTTACGATATGTGAAGAAGGAATGTTGTAGTTGACAGAGATTTTTGTTCCACTGGCCACTGCATAGGTCATAGTTCCAGAGAACAGCATCTTTGAAAACATCCATTCTTTACGCCGCATAGCCCGATAGGTCAGGTTCCGGGTTTCATGTGCAAGACGCTGTTTGGCAGCAAGATACTGAGACTCGGTTCCTTCTTTCCGCAAATTGTTCAGGAACTCTTCGTCAAAGTACATCTTCTCTTTCCAATAAGCCGCTTCAGCCTCATGAGATGCAAGACCGATAGGAGCAGTCTGGGGAGCCGGTGCGCCAGGAGCCACAAAGGGAGTCATCCCTCTTTGACCTTCCTGAGATTCCCATTTGATTGAACTTGAAGGAGAATCCATTTCAGGAAACATATTCATCAAGATCAAATTCGGAGGAGCAGTAAACTTCGTGATGAACTTCTGGAGAACTTCCAATTTAAGTTCAGGAATATCGCTTTTACCTTTCATTAAAAATCACCACCTTTCAATTTATTTCATATAGGTATAGATTCCAAAAGCTGTAGCCGCAAGATCGGTTTTAGCCGCAGAATCCAAATTGATAAGGGAACCTGTATAAAGAACGCAATTTCCAAGAATCAGAGTTGCATTCGCACCATTGGCATTTGCTCCAGTACCGGTATCAACCGATTTTTCCAGAATACCAACACACACATCATATCCTTCAATCACCAGATAAGCAAACCGGGCAGTGGTAAAACTTGTTCCACCAGTTGCTACTGTTACAGTGATTTTGGCCATGTGAGTATAGGTCGTCCGGTCAATTGCCGTGATCGCACCAAGATTTTCAGGAGTAGTTGTATCATCGGCAATGATTGCATCATCACCGACTGCAAACTTATAACTATCCTCAAGAGTGACATACAGATCAGTTGCAGAAGTTCCTGAATCCTGAACCAAATACGCACGGCCAGGAGCTACTTCAGCACCAGTGATAGTTGCAGTAGGATCATATGGCATAAAATAGCCGAGACGTGAAGCAGAAGCAGAAGTATTCCTTGCCAGAGCAGTTCCAGCCTCAATCAGACCGTAACCAGCCTTGAGAGTGATAGGAACCTTGAGACTGGCATTCTCTTCTGAATAATAAAGGCGTTTGTAATCCTTTTGATAAGTCTTTTGAAAAATTCCAGGAGAATCCATTAAAAATCACCACCTTTCGTTTTATTTTCCAGCCAGTTTAAAGAGATCATCAGCCATATCATCAATTTCTTTTGACAGGCTATCATTACCGACATCCTTCTTTGTGAATCCAGTACCTTGAACCGGCTGAGGAATTTCCAAAGATTCCCAATCCTTGATTTCAGCATCCACTGCTTTTGTCATTTCAGTTTCATCAAAAACACCGTCTTTGACAAAATCAGAATAGGATACGTTTTTCCGTACTTTACCGAAAAGACGTTCAGGAATGGAACTAACAGAAAGTTTCTCAGTCCAAATTGCATCGGCTCTCATAGCCATTTCACGTTCGGCTCTCTGAGCATCCTTCTTTTCCAGTTCAAGGATTTTCTTTTCACTGTCTGAAAGCTGAGTGGTCAGATTGGTAATGGTTTCCGAAAATTTTGTCTCCTCTTTGGAGAATTCTGCCTTTGCAGCAGCAAGAGCAGCTTCCTCGATCTGTTTGACCAGATCAGGATGTTCTTTACTCAACGTGGTAATATCCATAACTTTAGACACCTCCTTTTTAAGCAAAACTTCATCATAAACGATATCGACTTCCTCTTTTGAAAATACAGAAGCACTTGTTTTATTGTCCCATCCAAAAACACAGACAGAACCCTCACGATATTCCCATTCACGCCAAACAGAAGCAGGGCCTTTCAAAGTAAGTCCATTCACTTGAGTTTCAGTCCCTTCTTCCACTCTTTCGACTCTCATGGGTTGTGCAGAAATACTTGATTGAAACGGAAATCCATCTTTGGCAAGTTTTACGAATTCTTTACTGACATCCGTATCGACAAAGGTAACTGTGGCAGGATCAAGTTTAACTTTTCCGTCTTGGATGATCGGTTTTCCAGAAAAACCGATTTTTTTGGATGTTTCATGATCCTCAAGGATGGGATATTTATTTTGGGTAGCTCTCATTCCGGTAAGATCAATAGCAAGGTCATCCCAATACCAA